ATCAAAGTCGGACGGACGACCATTAATAAACTACTCATCAAAGAAAAGTTGGCTGTCGCGTACACCGGGCAAAATAAAAAAGACATAGCTGCTGCACAAGAAGCTAATCGTTTAGCACTAATAGAAGAAGGGAAGCTGTAATGAATAAAACACAAATGGCAACGTTGGTTTGGGAAGAAGAGTATGGCGAAGGTAGTGTGGAGCTAGTAGAAGAATTTATTGAGGAAGATACAATTACTCAGCTAGACGCCTTGCAAGATTGGATTGATGCGCTAACTAATCTTTATAACGAAACCTTAGAAACTTTTGAAACAAAGCATTAAGGAAAATTATGACAGCTTGGTCCTACAGTAGCATCAGCACTTTTAAGCAATGCCCTAAGAAGTATTACCACCTGAAGGTAGCTAAGGACGTCAAAGATACAGGCAGCGAAGCTATGCTCTATGGTAACCAAGTACACAAAGCTGCGGAAGACTTTATAAAGAAGGGTACACCTATCCCCAAAAAGTTTGAGTACCTAAACCCCATAGTAAATTCTTTGAACTCTATAGAAGGAGATAAGCATTGCGAGTTAAGGTTCGGCGTTGCTTATGATGGTGAGAAACATACGCCGACTACTTTTTTTGCTGAAGACGTTTGGTATAGAGGCATAGCTGACTTAGTTATAGTGAACGAAGACAAAGCATTTCTAATTGATTACAAGACAGGCAAAAACGCCAAGTACGCAGACACTGCACAGTTAGATATGCTAGCCGCTGCTACCTTTACTCATTTTCCCGAAGTCACCCATATAAAATCTGCGTTAGCTTACGTGGTTAGTAATGAGTTTATAAAGAAAAACCATACACGAGACGAGCAAGAGCTTTTGTACACTACTTTCGACGGGCCTTTAGAAGCACTGGCAGCGGCAGAAGAACACGATGTGTGGAATGCAATAAGCAGCCCGCTGTGTGGTTGGTGCCCAGTAACTTCATGCGAACATTATAGGGAAAGATAACGATGCCTAAAATGAAACGAGCAAAGCCTAAGGTTATAGAAAAATTTCCTAGTTTTGAGGAACTTAAAAAGCTATTTATAGAGTTAGGTATAGTTAGAGAAGATGCAGCTTATCTTGTAGTTCCAGCTTCTACTTATGGAGGCTTACATAAATGCCGTAAAGTTCAAGAGTTGGATTGGAGGCAAGCAGGCACTAACTGCACAGAACCCGATGGGACACGTATACACGGAAAATTCTTTATAAGAAGAAAGTCAAAAGTTTATTTTTTTGACGCTCAAAACATGCCAGTGTTAATGCGTGGGGCTTGGCAAATAACAAAATTAGTAGCCGGTAACGATCCAACCCACTATATGGCTAGGCACATATACTGGCACACCAACTCAGCGGTGAGGGAAAGATTTTTAAAGTTCTACAAAGCTACTACCATTTCGCAAAAAGACGCTCAGCTTTGGGCCACCAAGTTAAATACTTTAATGAACAACTCGGGAAAAAATAAACGCTTTGTTTACCACCGGACCACATTTGAGAACCGAGTTGTATACGATTACCAACTAAACCTCAGAAATGAATTCTTTTATGTCTTTGGTGTTCAGTGTCATTGCGAAGGCCGTGAAAGGTTTCAAATAGTTAAAACGATTTATAGACACATAAAGAAGTTAAGCAGTTTAACCAACCTAAGTAAGGAGAAGGAAAAATGGCAGCAATTAATACAGCAGGCGATCTAAGGAAGTTTCTTTGCAATTCAATTAACTCTGTAGCGAACGGTACAATGGACATATCTAAGGCAAGAGAGGTAACTAAATTAGCAGGGCAAGTTAACGAGTCATTCTATTCTGAGGTCAAAGTTGCTCGGCTTCAAATGGATATGGAGAAAGAAGTACACAAACTAGGTTCTCTGCCTGTAAACAAATAGGAGGCGATAATGGTTGCTAAGAAACGAGATTACAAAGCCGAGTACGCTAAGTACCAAGGCACTGAAGAACAAAAGAAGAAACGTGCGCAACGCAACAAAGCTAGGCGAAAGGCAACGAGGGAAGGTAAGGTCTCTAAGGGCGACGGAAAAGACGTAGCCCATAGGAAAGCTATGGACAAAGGCGGCAAAAACTCTGATGGAGTTAGGGTGGAAACTGCTAGCCGCAATCGTTCCTTTAAGCGAGATGCTAAAGGCAATTTAGTTTCAGAAACTAGTGACCGCGAACGCAAGAAGAAGAAGACGTCTAAAGCATGAAGATAATAGACAATAAATACGTGCTCCTGCGGACACGTAGGCCGGAGTTAGTTACAGAGAAAGTACCAGAACATCGGGTAATTAAAGAAAACCCTGATGGTTTCTGCGAATTGTCAGTTAAATGGGAGCAAATAGAATCGCAAGCATTGGCAAGTCTTGGGGTTAGCGTTCCTTCTCCTATACAACGGGACTACAAATGGACAGGCAAGTTTACCCCCTTCGATCACCAACGTACGACAGCGGCGTTCCTTAGCATACGGAAAAAAGCTTTTTGCTTTAATGAGCAGGGCACGGGCAAAACCGCTTCTGTTATTTGGGCTGCGGATTACTTAATGAAGTTAGGTCTTATACGTAGGGTGTTAGTTATATGCCCTTTATCTATTATGAAATCCGCGTGGCAAGAGGACTTGTTTACTTTTGCTATGCACCGAGGCTGTTCAGTGGCGCATGGGACAGCAGACCAAAGGCGTAAAATAATAGACGCAGGTGCAGATTTTGTAATTATTAATTTTGACGGTGTTGCTGTAGTACAAGACGCTATTCGTGATGGTGGGTTTGACATGATAGTGGTTGACGAGGCTAACGCATATAAAAACGTGCAAACAAACCGTTGGAAAGTATTAAAAAAGCTTACAGATAAAATAGAGTGGCTATGGATGCTTACTGGGACACCCGCTGCGCAGTCCCCTGTAGATGCTTTTGGCTTGGCTAGATTAGTAAACCCTGAAAAAGTTCCTAGGTACTTCGGGCAGTTTAGAGACAAAGTGATGTATAAGCTTACCCAGTACAAATGGAAACCTACCCCAATGGCGGACAAGATTGTACACCAAGTATTGCAACCTGCTATACGGTTTGAAAAAGACCAGTGCCTCGATCTACCGCCTGTAACTCACGTAGAACGAGAAGCCCCGTTAACCGCGCAACAAGAAAAATACTACCAAGTGCTTAAGAAGCAAATGGTAATGGAAGCAGATGGGGAGCAAGTAAGTTCTGTCAATGCCGCAACAAACATTAACAAGTTGTTGCAAATATCAGGGGGTGCAGTTTACACGGACGATAGACAAATCATTGAGTTTGATGTGAGTAACCGCCTACGGGTAGTGCTGGAAGTTATCGAAGAGTCTAGTCATAAAGTGCTAGTTTTTGTACCGTTTACTCATACTATTGAATTACTTAAAGAATTTTTAATTAAGAAAAAAATAAAATGCGATGTTATAGCAGGTAAAGTTTCGGTCAACAGACGCAGCGAGATAATCAAACAATTTCAACAAACTCCTGACCCACAAGTGCTAATCATCCAACCTCAAGCTGCTTCTCATGGTTTGACTTTAACAGCCGCCAATACAATTATTTGGTACGCCCCCGTTACTAGCGTAGAAACCTACCTGCAAGCTAACGCTCGTATAGACCGCCCCGGTCAGCACAACCCGATGACTATTGTGCATGTAACAGGCAGCGAAGTAGAAGCACGCCTGTACAAGATGTTGCGCTCCAACATTGATAACCACAATAAAATAGTCGATTTATACAAACAAGAAATAAACGATTGACAATGTAAACAGAAGATGTAAACTGATCCTCCCCACAAGCAAAAGGAGGATTCGATGGACACCTACAATGCGTCCCAACTAGCGGACATTTACATAAAGATGCGCGCCCAAATACGCGAATTAGAAGATAAAGTCAAAGCCATAAAGCAGCAGCAAATTATGGTAACAGACAAGATGCTAGAGCTTTGCAGTGACCAAGATGTAAACAGTTTAGCTACTACCAACGGAACGATAAGCCGTAGGCTTAACTCCAGTTACTGGACTAGTGATTGGGACAGCTTCTACAACTTTGTAAAAGATAACGACGCTTATCACCTTTTGGAAAAGCGTATTCATAACGGAAATATGAAAGAATTTTTAGCAGATAACCCTGACGCTGTACCGATGGGCTTGCAGTCTAAAAAGCAATACGTAATTAGTGTAAGAAAACCTAAACCTAAAGTAGGAGATGACAATGAGTAACGACGTATCTATTTTTCAAAACCAAACAGGCGTATCGACACGCCGCATTAGTGCGCTGGGAGAGAAACTAAAAGCTAGTTCTACGATATATAGCCGCCGCATACAAACAAGTAACAAAGGCTTTTTTAGGAAGATCATTAACGGTGAGCAAGTAGGTGAGCCTATTCGTGACGAGTTTGAAGCTATCATTATTAATATGCTGCCTAAAGTCTCACGCATATACTACAAAGATAAATTTGACCCTAGCAAAGACGCTACTCTCCCTAACTGTTGGTCTAACGAGGGCGATAAGCCAGAAGAAGGGGCGGTTGATAAACAGCATAGCAACTGTGCAGACTGCCCTATGAACATAAAAGGTTCTGGCGATAACGGCGGTAAAGCGTGTAGGTTCCAACGCCGTATAGCTATCATGCTAGCGGGAGACACATCGGGCGATCTGTACCAGTTTAATATCCCTGCTAAGTCTTTGTTTGGTAAAGGTTCAGGGAACGAGCATCCTTTTGAAAGCTACGTAAAGTTTTTGTTTAGCAATCGTGAAGCCCCAGATACAGTGATAACTAAGATTAGTTATGACTTAGGTGCAGAGTCTATGGAACTCCTCTTCACTCCAGTGCGCTCTCTTACTGACGAAGAATACGACGCGGTTAGTGCAGTGCAGACATCTCCCGAAGCTACGGCGTATACGAAAATTACTGTAGCCCAAGCGGATGGAGTTACTGCAACCCCTAAAATAGAAGCTCCGAAGCCGAAGGTAACTCGCTCTGAAGAACCAGAAGAAGAAGAAGAACCAGTAATTAAAGAACCAGTAAAACGTTCAAGTAAAAAAGAAACACCTACGGAAAAAGATACTTCTGATTCCTTAGCTTCTGTAATTGACGCATGGAGTGTAGACACCTAATGAGCTACGGCTATACTTTAAATTTAGTCTCACTCAATAAGGCTGCAAGTGCTCGTTCTCTAGGCGTAAAACTAGGCCGCATCTGCATCAAACATGGTGTACCTGTGGCGGAAGTAGCTGAAAGTCTGGGCGTCAGTCGTCAAAGTGTGTATGGCTGGTTCGCAGGAAGAACAAAACCTAGTGTACACGCGGCTGCGCGTATAGAAAAATTTATAATAAAACTAGAGCGTTAGATTATGGAAGCCTTTGACTTACTTGAGCACGTATTACCTGAACATGGGTACTTCTGTGTAGTAGGGTTACGGTCAGAGGGCTACCCAGAAACTAAACTTGTACCTACTAGGGAAAAAGCACAGGGGCTAATAGACTCCTACCTTAAGCAGGAACGAGATGTTTATTTTGCTGTAGCAAAGTTTAAAGACCCGAGCGAAGGGCGCACACAAACAAACGTGCAAATGCTTAAAGCTTTATGGTTAGACATTGACTGCGGCGAAAAGAAAGCTGAAGTAAACGCAACTACAGGACGTCCTGACGGCTATATAGACCAAGAAACTGGAGCTAAAAGCCTAAAAGAGTTCTGTGAGACTGTAGGTTTACCTGCCCCCACGATAGTCAACTCGGGGCGCGGATTGCACGTGTACTGGGTCTTTGACCGCGAAGTAACGCGTGAGGAATGGAAACCAGTAGCCTTAAGGCTACGTCAGCTTTGCGAAAAACAAGAGTTTCATGTAGACCCTGTTGTATTTGAGGAGGCGCGCATACTTAGAGTGCCGGGCACCCTTAATTATAAAGATGATCCACCTAAACCCGTAACTGTACTACGAGTAGCTTCCGAAGTTAGCTTTGACGAGCTGAAAGATATTTTGGGGGTGAAAGAAACAATAATCTTGGACAGCAGACCGGAACGTAGGAATTCGTTTTTGACACGAAACCTACAGGAAAATGTCCAAAGTAACTTCGCTAAAATTATGAAGCGAAGCGCGGAAGGCAACGGGTGCCAGCAGCTTTTAGATTGCTATGTAAATAGAGACACGTTGGCAGAGCCTAGATGGTTTGACGCGCTATCTATTGCCGCTAGTTGTTACGACAGTGACACAGCAATCCATAAAATTTCTGAAGGCCATCCCGACTACGACCGCATCAAAGTAGAAGAAAAAGTTAAGCATATTGGGGGGCCTCACTCTTGCGCTGTATTTGAACGCACAAACCCCGGAGGCTGCAAAGGCTGCCCATTCAAAGGCAAGATAACTAACCCGACGCATTTAGGTAAAGAGCTAGCAGAAGCTACCGAAGATGATGAGCCTATAAAAGCCGAAGAAGAAATCGAAGAGGCCGAAGACGAGCACGAGGATTTAGATACCATAAAACCTCATTTCCCAGAAAATTACGCACGGGGAAAGAATGGCGGTATCTATTATCTCGACCCAAACGATGACGAAGGAGGACCTCAGCTTGTTTATGAGCATGATTTATTTGTAATTAAAAGAATGGAAGACCCTGCACATGGTGACGTTGCTGTGTTCCGCTTCCATACACCCAAAGATGGTATTAAAAAATTCACTATTCAGAACGCCAAGATAACTCAGTTAGTAGAACTTAAAAAAGTACTCTCTGCAAACGGAGTTATGGCAGACGAAGCCCAGTTCAAGAGAATCACTTCCTACGTTATACGTGCTGTGAAATCCTTACAGGGCCACAAAAAGGCAGATATTATGAGAAGACAATTTGGTTGGGCCGACGGTGACACTAAGTTCATTGTTGGAGATAGGGAAATAACAGCAGACGGGGTATACCACAGCCCGCCATCTTCTATAACAGGGCCGCTTGTCCCTTACTTTGAACCTAAAGGTGATTTAGAAGAATGGAAAAGAGTATGGAAGTTGTATGGGCAACCCGGTATGGAGCTACAAGCCTTCGGTGCGTTAACTGGGTTTGGTGCGCTTCTATTGAAGTTTACGGGCCAAAAGGGGTCGATGATAAACTTTGTGCACCGCTACGCAGGTACGGGTAAAACTACTATATTACGCATGGCAAACAGCGTTTGTGGTCATCCTGAACAACTCTTAGGCACGGTAGACGACACCAAAGTAGCTAAAATTACTAAGGTGGGGATACTAAACAATATTGTTAACACCGTTGATGAGATAACAAACACAAAAGCAGACGAGTTTTCTGAGATTGTTTACGCTTATTCGCAGGGTAAAGGTAAAGACAAAGGCGACCGTGACGAGAATAAACTTCGGGTCAACAACACAACTTGGAACACGCCTACACTTACTTCTTCTAATGCGTCCTTTTATGAAAAAGCTAGTTCGGCTAAAGCTATAGCCGACGGGGAGATGATGAGGCTGCTAGAGTTTAAGATCGACTATACAGACCAGTCGCTTATTTCAACGGCTGAAGGCAAGGAGATGTTTGACCACGTGCTTAACAACAACTACGGGTTGGCTGTCGTGCCTTTTGCACAGTATCTTATAAATAACTTTGAGGAAGCGGATGACTGCCTGAAAACAATACAATCCCGTATAGACAGAGAGTTAAACTTTACTTCTAGGGAACGTAATTGGTCTGCACAAGTAGCGGTAAACATAACAGCCGGATTAATAGCAAACCGTCTTGGCTTGTTGACGGGCTGGGACATGATGCGGATTTATGACGCAGTGACTAAAGAAGTAGCTCAAATGAGTAAAGACACTAAAGCGCCAGTTAGTAGTGCCGCTGCCTCTATTGCAGACTACGTATACAGGCATACAAACAATATACTTGTTGTAGAAGAAAATGTTGATTTGCGCAGTCATTTGCCTACCGCGCCCATATTAGAACCCCGTGGAGAATTAGCTATACGGTATGAGCCTGACACCAAACTTATGTTTATAAAAGTAGGACATTTCAAAAAAGACTGTGTTAAATACCAAGTTGATTACAAAGATACAATTAAAGAGCTAAAGGCTAAAGGTATATACAAAGACGCGAAAAACAAAAAACTTGCTAAGGGTATGGCGTTAGACGCAGGCATGGCGGTGCGGTGTTTAGTGTTAGATTGCGCTAACTCTGAGTTTTTCGACGCTGAAAGTATGATTCTTCCTGAGAAAACAGATGAAAGTGGAGCAGATAACGTACAAGATTAACTGGAAGATGTTCAAGGCGGGGTATTCTTTTTTCATACCTTGTCTTGATCCTCAGAAGTCTAGACGGAACATACTGGATGCCGTGCACCGCCTTAAATACAAAGTAGTTACTAAGGTTGTCATAGAAAACGGGGTGCGAGGCATTCGGGTATGGAGAGTTTAATTACTCTCCTTCGTTCTTTCTCTTTTCCATTTCTTCTGGTGTAGGTTCTATAAACGCGCCTTTGATTATAGGGTATATGTAAGGGGCTACTTTATCTCCCATATAGAAACCGGATAAAGTCATACCGTCTTTCTGCAATCTTTGCTGCATAGAGTTAGTTAAATCTTTACCTGTTATACCGTTGTAGAAATATATGTAGTTATGCTCTCGAACTTTATCTATAACGTCCTGAACTTTACCTTGTGCACGGTCAGCTTGCTTACTGTTTGCGCCGTAGTTTTCTACTGCGCTTTGGCGGTCGTTAAGAACTTCTTCTAGCTCAGCGTATATTTCTGTTTTGCTAGTTGTAGCATCTCTTCTAATTTCTTCTCCGCCGTAAACTGATTTCTGCGCTAGACTTAGTTCAGTAGACCCAAAACCCATAGCCTGCCCTACCAAACGGAACGTATCAAAATACTCTGCGTCGGCAAACTTCTTCCCGCCTTTAGTTACAAACCCTTCTTGGCTTAACCTATAAGCTTCCATAGGCTCTTTTATAGCACCGGGAGACATCGTTTCAAACCCACGAGCAAAATCTCCTTCGGTCATCATTTGTATACCGTCAAACATATTGGTAGCGACACTGCCAAACGGTCCAAAAATCGTACCAAACGCTGAATTAATTAACCACTGACCGTACGTATCTTCAGGCGATCCGTAATCTGAGAACCATAATCCGTCCAAGGAAAGAGAAGTCTGTGCGTTCCAATCGGTTAATGCAGATATTGGGCCGACCTCTACTGAACGTGCTAACAGTTCCGCAGTTTCTGGTTCTAGTCCTAACATTTTAGCTAGACTGCTTTCTGGACCAAAATAACGGGGGATAACACTATTTCTAATGTAGAGATCAAAGTTTCTAAGACCAAGCGGGTTGTTGGGGTCAGACATATCATAGAAAAGATCAGCGTCGTCATCGTCTTCGTCTGGACGTAAAACTTCGCGCATACCCTCTATTACCGCAACCGTAGCGGTGTAACCCAACGCTCCTGTAAGTCCGCCAAAGAAAATGCCCATGCCCATAGTGTCGTAAAAACGTATAGCTGCTTTTCTTTTTTCTTCTTTGCTTAGGTCGGAGCTAAGTAAACCTTCGTTAAAGTTTCTAACTATATACGCGGTAGCTTGCAGCCGGTAATTTTGGAACTGATAAGCCATACGACCATAAGGACTTTTAGCTATTCGTGGTTTGTTGTAAGACGAGTAGTCAAACATAGCTTTCTGAGTTAGCTCCGCTGCTTTAGTCGCAGCAGCTTCTATCGCTAAGTCTCCGGTTACGCCTTGCTTAAGTAATTTTTCGTATTCTAATTCAGCCGCAGACATAAAGAATACTTCACGGCTAGCACGCTCTAAAAATTGAACTGCGCCCATCATTGCTGTCATGGCAAACTTAGCGGGCCTCTGTCTTTTTATAGAATCCGCGCCACGTGCTCCGCGTAGCTCTACTTCGTCTGGGTCTACTCGCCCCATCACGTCATGTATACGTGTAGCACCATAAACGTTTCTTTCGTCTCCAATATCCCAAATAGCTTGCAAGGTGCTCTTAATCGGGCTTTTATTCACGTAGTTTGAATTACGAATAGCGTGTTCCCCACGTGCATCGCGCAGGTCACCATTTTCATCTAGCTGCTTACTACTAAGAGCTTGCGCACTCATTATGTTTTTCATGTACTTGGCAGCCATAGCCGCTGTTTTTACAGAACCATACTCGGAGTGCAGCGTACCAAACCCAAACGTAGCTAGTTGCGACGGCTGAATTAATGCCGAGCGTATGGAGGACATAAGAAATATAAAGCCTGCTTTTGTACCTAAACGAGAAAAACGATCTACTAAAGCATCTGTACCTGTTAATTTAGTAGGGCTAAGCTCTGTAGTAGCGCGTAGCTCTATTTCCTTAATCAATTGCTCTTTCTTTTCTTTGGGTATCACGCCTTTTTTGTCAGCTTGTTCGCTTAAATCCAACCTAGTAGGCTGATCTTCTAACTGCGCACGCCCCTCTGATATTGCAGTTCTTATTTCTTTTCCGTATTTAATCCGTGAAAGTTGATTTGTGCTAGCTAGTTTACTAGACACCAAAGCGCGGTACGCATCGTTACTAAAACCCGGACGCCCTTTCCTGCGCAAATAAGCCTTTCTCAAATTACCTTCTGGTAAAGATAGCAGGTACATCTGGTACAAATTGTCTTTTAAATCTTCGGCAACACTAGGATCACCTGTTGCCATAGCGTCTATCTGGTCAAACATAGAAGTAAGCTTGCCGCTATCTCTAGTCATTTGTTCGCGTAAGCTTTCGCCTACATCTCCAACAATGTCTTCTTCAGTAACTTCTAGTAGGGGGTTGTCTGCTTTATATTTCCTCGCAAAATTATTTCTTTCTGTCTGACTTTCAAATAAGAAATAAGCTTGTGTACTTCTACCCTTTTTTGCGCGCATAGCGTATTTGCCGAAACGCATTAGCGGCACGTAAACATTACGCTGCTTTGCTAGTTGGTAGCTTGTAACTATATCTGCAAGCAAACGCCCTTTAGGCGTCGTTTTGTCTCCTTCTGTTCCGGGGAGTGCTGTATCTTTCCTAACAGCATCCATTAACAACGCATTGTGTTCTTCAAAGTCTTTACGGTATTCTTCTATAACCCAAGAATAAAGCTCAACAGCGTCGCTTCCTTTTTTGCTTTTACTCATTTCTTCAAATATAGCAAAAACTT